TTGAACGCGGGGGGTGCAGGTTTGGATGCCCCAGTGGGAGTTTTCACCGTGACATCCGGGATATCCCCAATGTCGTACACCGCTGCATCGTACTCCAACAGGGTGATGTTCCGCCTCATATCCCCATTCCTCCGCGCATCCACCACGCGGAACAACCCCACGTAAGCCCCATCCACCCCAAACGCATAGGGCGAGTACACTTCGGGTTTGTTGGCCCAGAGGGTGGAGAAGTAGATGGTGCTTACCGTTCCCGTTCCCACGGTATCGGTGTGGACCTCGATTACCCCGGCATCATTCCTCACCACCATCCCATACGTCACCCCCGCTGCCAGGGTTACACTCCTGTCCAGGGTTATGGAAGACCTGGGTGGGGTGGCCCCATATTCGGTGTAGGCCACAATCCGTCCCCCAACCCCCAGCCCCATCGCGGTATGCTGCAAATACACCACGTCCCCCGCAGCCAGGTTCATCCCCTCCACGTCCAGCGCCAGGTTCACCGTCCGCATCAACGTCTCGTTACAGTTGAGGAAGTATTTGGCTATGGAGTAGGCCTGGTCAAAGTCGGTGGTGCCGTAGAGGGTTTGCCGCGCAGGGTCGGTGAGTTCCTGGTTGGCCGCCCAACTTGCCGTCCTCACGATAAAGGAAACATCGGCATAGTGGTGTTCCCCATCCACCGTCTCCCTATCTGCATCCTTGTAGGTGATCTCCAGCGTGTTGGCACGGCGGGTTTTGTCCCCCCACGCCTGGGTCAGTGATCCCGCCGTTATGTTGCCTTCGCACAGGAGATGAACAGGGGACTCCGCCTTATCGGGGATTGCGTAATACTTCGCCCCATACGGCATCACTACCCCCCTGCCCTCGAAGCAGATTACCCCGATGGCTTCCCACAGGGAGAGGTAGTTGTCGAACACAATGTTGAGCTTATACCCCAACCCACTCTTGAGCGAATCCACCAAATCCGCCCACGCCTTGAACGACGTGTAGTCCAGCCGGGTATAGGATATTCCGCATCCGTACCGGGGCATCGCCTCCAACATATCCGAGGGGTTGTAGCTGGGGTGGGTTGTACTCCCTTGCACCAGGAGGTCATAAACTGCCCACGCATGGTTATCGGCATCCAGCTGGCTCCATCCCAGATGTGAGGGGTAGCTCGAACCCCCATCCCTTACCCACACCTTACTCCTCTGGCAAACCGCTGTCACCTCCACATCCCCTTGGAGCTTCGCCGTAGCCAGGAGTTTTATCCCCAGGAGGGGTTCTCCGGGATAGGTGAAGTTGGCATAAACCAGTGAGGCGACGTTGAACAACTCCGCTGAATATTCGTAAACATAAAGGTTTGACGGGGTGGCTCCGTGCATACAATCATATCCCACGCGTACATCATATGCTCCCTCTGCCACATCCCATGCGTATGTCCAGTGGAAAGACGTGTTTGTCTGCTTTGTAAGCACCTCATAATAGGCTTTTTTGGACTGTCCCCACGTCTCAGTTGTTTTCTTATACCACAAACCTATACCTACCGTGTTAGATACCTGTTTGGACCCCCCGGATGAGGTACGTATCCCATACAATCCCTTGGGGAAGTAAATATCCACGTAGAGTTGCGTACCTTCCTCTACAGATATTGATGCTGTTGTGAAGTACCCAGTGGGAAAATCCTGCATCTTCCCTCTATCCGTTGGCAACTTCCCCAAATCTACCCAATGTACCACGTCCGGGGGTGCATCATCAAGTGAAGCAAGAATGCACTCATATGCGTTATCCACTCTAAATACTATCTCTCCAGGTTGAATCCAATGGTCTCTATTCGACCCCCACTCTCCAATAAACGGTTTGAGTGTCAACCCCTCATAATTATTCTGATAGGTTACATCAAACCCCTCCACCATCCCCTGCACCGCTGTCCCACTCTTGGTTTCCCAATCCACCATGTTGGTGTCGAACGATGTTATCGCGTTCCCATTCACCTCGATCTCAGTGATTGCCGCATCCCCATGTCCCACCTTCCAGAACTGCCACGACATATGCTTGCTATCGGTGAACAGGGGAGACTTTGCAGGTGTCCCACTGAGAGTAACGTCGTGCGAGGTGTGGGCGTGGGTGCAGATAAACGTTTTCCCATACCACCACGGCCATTTAACCAATTGTGAATCCGCAGCCCTTACTTCATCCCCCACGCTGTACGCCGTCCCCGCCGCCCACGGACTTACCGTTCTCCTATCCACCCCATGCCCTGCGAACGAATACAACACATACAACCATTGCTTGTCCCCATCCATCTTGATATACCGATTCTTGAGTACCGGCTTCACCCTGGTTTTCCCATAGATTACGGGTAGGGGTGTGCCTGCCGCCGGGGTTTTGTTCGCACTGGCATCCCACCCGTAGGATTGGCCCAGCGTGGCTTGCGGCCTCTTCACCGGAACAGAGGAGATCACAATTCCAGATAGTATGCTGAACGCCTTCACCCAAGGATTAGGCACAAACGACCCAAGTGTCGCCAGCACCTCAAGGCTATCCAATATCCCGCCCCTGCCTGCCATCAGTAATACACCCCCTCATCAACCCCAGGACTCCCCCCAAACTGGGCTGTGTTGTTGCGGTCGATACAATTCTTGAGGCTATGGTCGCATGTGGTCTGGCCATCCGGTTCAACCCCGGTGTACCGGCAAAATGCCGTAATCTCGTACCGGGTTGTCCGGTATTGGTGACGGCACAGGGCTACGGTATACCTGTCCCTGGGAAACCTACGCCCAACCGGGTCCGCCATCCCCAAGGTGAACGTGATCCACTGGTTATCCGCCGATGTTTCCAGTATGGTGAACACCTCTATGATCTCCGCCACTCCCGATGCCAACCCATCCGCGGATACCACATAAACAGTAACCGTTGCCCCTCTCAACCCATCCTTCGCATTCATCGCGGTGTTCAGTTCCGTATCAAGATTGCTCACCCTCATGTCAATCTTGGGCAAATCCCCCTTGAGACTCTCCTGCACCTCCCCAAACACCATCGCCACCGGGGAAAAGGGCTGGGATAGGAAAGTAACAGCTGCCTCGTTGAGTACCCGCCGATATACACTCCCCCCAATCCCGGTAGCGTTGATGTATGCCAGGATCAGCCAGGACTTCGCTGTAGCCACCTGATTCTTGAGTGTGGTACCGGCTGCTGTCATGGTGTGCGCCATCTCCTACACCTCCTCCATGACAAGGGTTATGGTCCACCTGGTGTTGTTGGTGTTATCCACGGGGGAGTAAGTGGGGGGTCCCTGGAACCTCACTGTAACTGATTCCGCCGCCACCGGTTCAACCCACGTAAACGATTCCCCTCCAACCCCCCGCGCTGTTACAAAGGCTTTGATGGTGTTCATGTTGGCTGTCTTGGTCATATCAAACCTGAGCCGCCACAATCTCGGGCTTCTGGTGAATCTCGCCCTCGATGTAACATATCCAGCTTCCGCTTCCGTCCTCACGGTGGGGTCTATGGCGCCGGTGAGTTCTGTGATGTAGGGGGTCTGGGCAAGCCCAGTACGTTGATAAATTGTGGGAAACGTCGCCATTACACCCCTCCCATCAGGATTTCCCTGAATCTGGGATTGCTTATTGCCTCCTCCATCACATAGTTTACCACCACCTGCCTCCCATCAAACTTCACCGCTCCCACCTGCTTCAACTCCACCGGTTTACCATTATTGCTCACGTGGATGGAAACGCTCGGGGCTGTAGCTCCTCCCCCTCCCCCGCCCTCGCGTACGCCCTCTACCAGTTTGCCAAGATCAGGCAATTTAAAGGGGACGATTTTCTCTATAACGCGGGTGTCGGTGAGGGTGTGGGTGTTAGTTGTGTTGGTGAGGGTATGGGTGATATTCTTGATCCTCTCCACGTTGTTGATCGTGTTTCTGGTAAAGGTATTGGCCACTGGTACAACCTTCTGGATGACCTTTTCCACTATGTTGGGGGTTTTGGCTTTTGCCTCCCCTACACCTGTGCTGGGGAGCGGTATAATCCGCTCAACAATCTCATGTTCTCGCTCAGTCAACCTCTCCGTAACCTTCTCTTTCACCCCCTGTACAATTTTCTCCACAGTGTTGGTGGTAGTTTGGATGGTGGTGTTTGTTACTGGTACAACTTTTTGTATAATCCTTTCCACTATGTTGGGGGTTTTGGCTTTTGTCTCCCCGCCCCGTTCTCCCATCTTGGGAAATGGGATAACTTTCTCCACCACCTCTCGTTCCATCTCCACCAACTTCTCTGTAACCTTCGGCACTACCTTAACCCTCTCCACCAGCTTCTCCGTAACCTTCTCTCTAGCTCCTTCTGTTATCTTCTCCACCCTCTCCACCACGATCTTTCCCCCAACAGTATCCTCAAGAGCAGTTCCACCGCCCTCTGTTCTGGGGGGTTGCTTGGTTCCGTAATTCACCAATCCCTCAATATTGAATATATTCCCAAACCCCCGGATCAACCCAGAAAAATCTCCACCCAAATAATACCCAGTTGTTCTCCTTCCCAATGCATTTCCGAAGAGGGCGTTGAACATTGTGTTGGCCGCCATCTCCGCTACCATCCTGCGGAAACTAGCCAGGATGCTCTGGAAGACGTTGTCCATGAAGGTTACAAAAGAGCTTCCTTTGGTCATGAGATACTCGAAGGCATCCGCTATCGAATCCTTCACCTTTGTCACCCCAGCAATCATAATGTCCGACAGGGATTGGTAGTTTGTCATAACCGCCTGTATCGCCTCGTTCCAGTTGTCGGCGAAGTACCCGGATACATCCCGTACCACCGCCTTAACCCGGTTCATGAAGATGGGACTGGTTGGCCCCTCCAACCAAATCCTGTACTGATCCACTGGCATCGTTGTGGGAAATGGCGAGGCAGGAACTGTGGGTTTGGTGCGTTCCACCGCCGGTGTCGCGTTGAACGCTGTGTTCATATCCCCCAGAAGTTTCTTAAACTCCTCCATCGCCTTTACCACGGAGTCCGGGACCAACCCGGTGAACTTCTTCACTATGAAGTCGATGTCCTCAGTGAAGGTATCCTTGAGAGCTTTCCCCGCATCCCCCATCCAATCCATCATTACCTGTGTTCCGGTTTTCACTGGTACGATTATATCCCGTATTGTATCCTCCGGGTTCTCCTTCGCCCATTTCACCAGAGTTGATAGCTCCTGTAAAAATGGGGGAGCATTCTTCTTCCCACTCACCCCCATATTCTCCCGCTTACCGTAGTAATAATCCGCCGCCTCATACAACGCCCTGCTGTGTATCAAGGTATCCCTGATTCCTTCACGCAATCCCTTTGTATTATTTTCGGTAAAGGCTTTGACTAGGGCATCCCTGGTTTCTTGCGCGACAACATCTCCTTCGTACTTTCCCAACAGGGTTAACTCCATCTGCAAAACCAGTTTATCCATATTGAGGTTCTGTCCCAACCTCCCCAACTGGTTTATGGTATACGTGACCGCTTTGGTTACCCCGTTGATGAGTGTTGTAACAAACCCCCAAACGTCCTCAGTGAGAAACTCGAACACCGCATGTCCCACATCCCTCATATGGAGGAAGTTCTTTGTCCACACGCTCTGCAACATAAACACCCCAGCCAGCACCTTCCCTAGCGGAGATAGCAGTGCCTGCATCAACATCACCAACCCACCGACAACCCGTGCCACCACCGCAAATGCCGCCACCTTCACCGTAAGTACCAGGAACCCCTCCACCATCTTCGCCAAATCCTTCGCCAGCGCCAGCACCTTCTCCCTGGCTCCATCCAACTTCTTTGTCCACTCATCCACCCTATCTATGGCCACCTTGATTGCAGCCACGATGTTCGCCGAGAATGCCCCCACAATGTGCCGCTTGAGCGCATCCCATGCCTCCCTCAGCTTCTCCAGCTGGCTCTTCATCGCCCCCATCTGTTTTTGCGCCGTGGCTGCCGTTACCCCTACAGCCCCGGCAATCTCCGCCGAATACGCCCTTATCCCATCCGCTCCCTTCGCAAACAATGCAATCATGGTGGAAAGTGCGCGTTGGCCAAACAGAGTTTTGAGGGTGAAGTTTCTCATCTCCTCCCCATACCCAGCCGTCTTTCTCTGTATCTCCTCAATAATATCCACCAGGGGCCGCATCTTTCCACCCAACCCGTACACCTGGATATTAAGTTCCCTCAACAGTCCCCGCATTGCCACCGTGGGGGTAGCCAGCTGGGTCAAACTATACCTGAGCGCCGTCCCCGCCTTGCTTCCCCGGATACCGGCGTTGGCCGCAATCCCCAACATGGCTGCGGTGTCCGCCATAGTATTGTTGAACGCCGCCGCAGGTTCCGCCGCATACGAGAGGCTCACCAGAAACTCATGGAGATTCATTGTAGAGGAGTTCACCGCCTGAGTCATCATATCCGTCACGTGAGAGGTTTCGGAGAAGGCGATGTTGAACGCATTCATCACATTCACCGTACCCTCGGTGGTCTGCTCCAGATCCTCCAACATTGCCTTCGATGCTGCCGTGACCGATGGCATCGCCTGCAACTGCTGGGCTGCCGTCAACCCAGCCCTCCCCAGGAACAAGAAGGTATCGGCGGTATCCCGTGCCGGTTCCCCCCACTTTTTCGCTGCGGTTTCTGCTTCAATCGTCATGTCGTGGAACTCAGCCTTGGTGGTTTTGGTAACGGATGTCGCCTTAACCATCCGTTGCTCAAACTCCCCAAAGTTGTCCACCATCCCCTTGATCTGCCACGTCATCAACCCCGCCACTGCAACCAACGTTGTGGCGACCAGTTGCGCCCCATACCTGGCCCTGGTCATGGATGTTCCAATCGAGTTGAAGGCATTGGTTCCAGCCCGCCTCACCGTCTCGAACGCCCCCACGTGATTGCGTCCGCCTCCCTGGCTGCCATCTCCTGCATCCTGTACCCATGCCTTACCTCAGCCAGTTCCCTTCTTCCCCTACCCCTGACCTCCTCCGTCACCGCCGCTGTCTGTTGCCGTGCTGCGGCTGTGGCATTGGCTACCTGGATCGCCCCGCTGGTTTTTGCCGCAACCACTGATTCCGCCGCTATCCTCCTCGCTCCCTCCACGGCGAGTTGGGCATTGGTGCGGATGTCCTGTCTGGCTTGGGCCATGTTCACCACCCTGGCGGCGGCCTGGTCTCTCGCGGTGTTCTGGGCTGCCGTCCTCAACGACGCCACGGTAGCGGTAGCGGCTACGTTGAGTTGCGTCCTCGCATTCGCCGCGAAGGTGTCAAGTAACGTCTGGGCTGTCCCCAGTTTCTTTACCCAATCACTGATGTCCAGGTACAGGTAACCCTGCGCTGCTCCCACATCGTAACCCATATCACCCTCCGCCAACCATCTTCAAAAAATCCCATTCCTCCTGGGCCTTCTCCTCCGCACTACGCTCATCCAGAAGCTCATGGGTAATCCTGGTGAACTCCGCGCCCTCCGCGTTGAACCCCACCCTCACCGCGTACATCAAATCCCGCATTCTTTCCCGCCTCAGCCTATCGCCTGCCCTGATCCAGAACACCCTCCCCCTCTCATCCATCTCCTCCCACTCATTCCACGTGAACATTCCCGGAAAGGCAGAGATTACTTCGCAGTACTGGTATCCTCTGCCTCCGGCAAGTTTTTTACCGGTGTACTCAACTGGGCAGTCACCTGATCCATGACGAACTTGAGGGCAGCCATAATCACCCGGATGTCGGTATCAGCAAAGGTATCCGCTTTGACCCCAAGCATCTTTGCCAACTGTTGTCCTCCCGCTCCCGCATCCTCTCCCGCTGTGTCAACCTTCAACATATCGGAGGTAATCTTCCCCACCGTATACTCCACCCCCTCCACCACCACCGCGATCTCCTCAAACACACCCTTCACCATCTTGTCCACATCCAACCGAGCCATAACTCCTCCTTCTGGTTACGGGTGGGGGTAGTCCCCTACCCCCATCCCCGTAGGTTTACGTAGCAGCCCCATTCACCTTCCCCACGCTCCACAGTTTCCGCGTGGTGGCGTCCGGGAATGCCTTGAAGGTAACGTTGTACACCCGCTGATCCTTGTTGTTGTAGACGAGATCGAAGCTGACCACCGGGTATGCGTGGTCGATCCTCAACCAGCTGCCGTTACTCGCAACTGCTCCGGCGACAATGGGTTTGACGAACAGCGGAAGGGTACTGTCGTACATATTGTTCCCCATCGCGTTTGCCTTCACTGTCACGTTACCGGACGCCCCACCCGAATTACTCCCTCCCGCGATAAGGGAGGTCAACTGAGCGAGGGTGATCCGGGTAAACGGAGCCGTCAACTCGCACGGCCCCATTCCCGTAAACACCCCATCCACAGGAGTTGTCCCGAACGCGGACTCGAATACCTCCGCGAACTGGGTGTCGAACTTGAACCTCACTTCCTCCCAGAACGACCCCAATGTGGTTGCTCCCCAGACGAGAATACACGGACCCAAGTCCCGTGCAGGTCCCATTCCCATAATTCATCTCCTTGTTCTATATGAGTTGCGATTTTACCATGAAGTTTACCACAAACACGTGGCTTCCATTGGCATCCTTGCCCAAATAATATGGGTGCGTCCCCGTAATATTTACGCAATAGGTTGTCCCGGAAGTTACAACGGGAAGGGTAACCTGCATCTTCCCATGAAGTAGGTCGAACACGCTCCTGGCCGTGGCCTCGGTGGTCCAATAGGTTGCTCCACGTACCAGTACCCGTATCGGTTTCTGCACCACGTCAGTGAGGAGATAATCCGCGATGGCCGGATCAAGCTCCTGCACGATAACGCAGGTGCGGGGGGCGTCGGACTCGGTGAATCCGGCGAAGAGGGTCGAGCCTACGACCAGGCTCGTGTTTGCCGCTATGTACTGTGTGATTTCTTTTATCAACATGCCCGCCTGCTACTTTCCCACGTCGATGGCTTTGTATATTGTCTCCCTATACTTCTGGTGAAACATCCCAATCTTTGTTGACATAAAGTGTATCCCACACCCAGGTTCAAACTTATCCGGCCACTCCTCATGTTGCTTCGCTGCGTAGGGGGCGTTGAACACCACTACAGCCTCCAATATGTCCGGGGCAAACGTATCCTCCCCCTCTACCGCCTTGTAATCCACATACACCTTGCTTGGGTCATATCGGCTTGCCGTCCCCGGAACCCCAAACGGCGAGTCTGCCTTCTTCTCCCCTTCCACAAACACACTGGCGCTCCCGATGAGGCTGGTGGTATCCACGGGACACTTGGGTTCCACGGTGATAGCGTCAATCATCAACATCTCCCCAGCTGCCGCTAACCCCTTCACCGCTCTCCCCAATACCACCCTCTTGAACATCCCCAATCTCTGCCGCATCATCGTTGCGGTAAATGTAACCGGCTTCTTGCTCATTTCAGGTAGACCTCCATGTACCGTATGCTGAAGTCTGCTTGCTTACCGATCTGGGCAATCTGCCTCACTACCCCATCTACCACCACCACATCCATATAAGATATGGTATCCGCATCCCGCGTGGCAAATCCATCCGTGATGATCTCCCTGTCCCTCATCAACACCTGCACTGCGCTCACCACGAACGCCTGCCCCACCCCCTGCAACGCCTTCTCCTTGTACAATACCCTAGCCTTCACCGCAACATCCGTGGTGGCATTCGGCTCTCCGTACTGGTCAGCCCCCTTGTACTGCCTCAGTGTAACGGTACTTATCAGATATGGCCCGATCATATCTTACTCTCCTCCGCCTGGAACTCCCCACATCTAGTGCAATCCCCCGGTATCCCCATTCTCATCCTACTTCTCTCCGCTGCACATCCCTTTCCCATCCACACTTCCGCTGCTGTCTGCTTATCCATATTCCCCAGAGCCTTCACCTGCCAACAACACCCATACACATCTCCACCTGCTGTGACCCAGAACTGTGTCCAGGGCGCCACACACTCCGGCGACCACGCCACTGGATAGAATGCCCTGAGCCAAACCCCACTCCCCTGCAACTCCCAGCGCACCTTTTCCAAATCTTTGCAATAATCCCCCGGATCGAGCCAATCTCTCCCATCTCCCTCGGTCCTATACAAATGCAGCAACCTGATCCCATCCACCCCCAACTTTACCGCCGCTTCCACAAATTCGCCCAGCTCCCCCACATTCATACTCGTTACCACCGTGGATACACTCCACGTGAACCTCCTGTTCATTCTGGCTATCCGCTCTATGTTTTCCATTACCAACGGGTACAACTCCGATCCCCCACTCAGCCCCTTGTGTACCATCCGGTCAAACGAGTTTACCGATACGTTAAGGTGACACAGCCGCATGGAGTTCAACCTCTCCAGCATCCTCTCGGTAAGTGCCGCCCCATTGCTCACAATGAAGAAGTCGATGTCCAACTTCTCCATCTCCTCCAGTATCTCGTCAATCCTGGGATCAGCCAGTACCTCCTCCCGCCCTCCCAGTACCATTTTCGTAGTGGGGGTTATCAGAGGCTCAACATACCGGAACATCTCCTTTACTCCGCGCACCTGTTTGCACCCTCTCCTCAAACAGAACACACAGTTCATGTTGCAGTTCTCGGAGAACTCAACCCCTATAGTACCGGGAATCAACCACAAGGGGGCTGTTATCATCACACTTCCTCTTCCGTTTCCGCATACAGGTTCCCCGGCGCATCATAATCCACCCCCTGCGCCTCATCCCTCTCCACGTCCACCATCGCTATGGGGGAGTCCATCCTGTACCCGTCCAACATTGCCACCACCTGAGCCGGGGCAGGCATCGTCATCTTCGCCGCATACTTCTCCTTCACAATTCCCGCCTCCCTCACCCCCTGCGCCTGCAACCCCATCCGCAAGTCAATATCAGGTTGGTGCTGCACTAGGAACAACGCCATCTCGCACTGGGCGTCCTTCACCATCTGGGGTGCATCCGCGCTTGCCGCCAGGAAGAACCTGGGGTTCCCCATCAACCACCCATACGCGGTAATGATCGCCCCTTCCTTATCCACCCCGGAAATCCAATAGTCCCCGGCGCCGAACCGGGTGGTGAAATAGGTGTCCGCCTCCTCCTCCGTTACCCAACTATTCGTCCCAACCACTACTGCCGATCCAGAGGCCATATTCTCCCCCACTGTTTACCTGATTATCTGCCATCTCCGCAGGGGATCATCCCCTTCCCACGCGAGGGCGTGGGCAATCTCATGATACTCTCCCAGAGAACAGGTTGCCCTGCACCAGTAGGGGGTATCCCCCCTGAGCAGGTCCTGATGCTTCTCCCCGCCCCACATCTCCAATATCTGTCTGGGGTCCGGCCAGTGCCTCCCCAGGAACATCTCCGGTTCTCCATACCGATCATGACAAAAGAACACATTCCCATCCGCCCCTAGATGGATTGTCAGGGGAGCAGCGTAGCATTGATGATATCCTAACCCGCCGCCCCTGCCCTCTACCCTTACCCCGAATTTCCCATTCCCCACAGCCGCACACAACACCCGCATCTCCGCCACAAACTCATCCGTGATCCCCTGGGTGAACCCCTCGGCATCCATCCTTTTCCCATACGACCCGCTGGGTAATGGCCTCGCCAGGAACATATCAAACCGTTTCTCTTTAGCCAACTTGCAAGCCTCAACCACCTCATCCATGTTCAACGTCACCATCTCAAACAACCATCCCACCTTCAATCCCTTGCCCCTCCCGTGTTCCCCCAGCACCCCAACCATCTCCCTCACCTTCGATATGTGCCGCTTCCTTGTCACCAACTCATACACCTCCGGCGTGGCTGCTGGTATCTTCACCCACAGGGTTGAGCAGCATGCCCCGATTGCGTGGGCCAACTCCGGCTGCACATACACCCCATTGGTGATCACCGCCACATCCAACCCTCCCACTGCCGCTCTCTCTATCGCTGCGGGGAGTTCCCTGTGCAGGGTTGCCTCTCCCACTGTTCCAAACACAACCGACTTCACTCCCCAGTCCACCAGGAAGTCAACGAGGCGTGCCATGTGCCCCCGTTCCATCATGGTCATCTCCTCTTTCAACTCTCCCTCATCTGGGGCAAACTCACAACAGAGGCAGGACAGGTTGCACCCATGTACCGGGTTGACGCACGCTTGAACAGGGGGTAGCAACCTCCCTTCCTTCTGCGCCCTGTACCATGGATCAAACCTGATCCCCTTCCCAGCCCCCATCGGATCAAATGAAATCGGCATGGTCTATCCCCGCCATCAACAACCCCAGAACCTGGTTGCTCTGGTGATAATGGCACCTCACGCACCTGCTGCCATCGTACGGCTTCTGCTCATTCCATATGTCCACAATGTCACAAATCTTCCCCATCCTCATCCCCACTGGTGTAGTGTAACTCACCTCCTCCTCCGCATACTGCACCCCGCAACAGGGATAAACCCCTCCATCCGCCCCAATGTACGGCTTCACCAGGCTTGTCCAACACTCCTTGAACCCTCGTGTGGTATTTTTCCTCCCCTGGTAAATCACCAAATCATCCCCCACCCCGTTCATATCCAGCATCTCCTTCACCGCCTCCATCGGCATCGCTGTCTCCGGGTCGGTCAAATCCGCTACCACCCTCACATACTTCATTCCCGTCATGTTTGCCAAATCCACACATCTGAGGAAATTGGTCAGCTTAAACACCCCCACCCCGCCAACCACATACGACAATCCCCAGTCCACATCCGGGTAATCCTCCACACGCTCCCTCACGTGATGGGCGTGTACCCGATAATCCCAGTAGTCCGAACAACTCACCCTGCACCACACCAGGGAGCCGAACGACTTCCCTGTTACCTGCCCCAAGCACGTCCCATTGGTGATCAACCCCAAGGCATACCCGTAGGTATCCGCCGCTTCCTTGATGATTGTGTTGAAGTCTGGGTGCAGGGTGGGTTCTCCCCCACCCGTTACCGTTATTGCCGATGTCCCTAGTACACTGAACCTGTCCAACAACTCCACCACCTCGGCCAGTGTCAACTCCAACTCCCTGTCCACTTTCCCGTAGGAGCAAAAGGGACACAAGAGGTTGCACTTGTTGGTGAGGGCTAGTTGGATGTGGGTGGGGGTGATCCACCCACTCTCCACCAGCTCCTGGATGTCAGGGTGAACCAGCAACTTTATGGGATAGGTATCCGCCGCAGTATACCACACGGGAACCACTCCCTTGCCCGACTCCGCCATCAAACCATTTCTCATCTCGTCATATCTCCCTTATCGCCAGCAACCCGTCTGCAGTCCATACATCCCGGTAGTACCGCTGCCAGTATTTTGGGAATACCATCGTCATGTAACCCCTGTCGGCAAACTCCCCCTCCTTGAGTATACATAAGTGGCTCAGGTTGCTCCCATCCTTCTCGTACGACTGGTTGTAATCTTCCATCCCCTCTTCTCCCAGCGGCCCCCACACCACTACAAACCTGGTAGCAATCTCCTCCATCTGCCGCAGAACATCCCAGCTCACGTCCTTCTCAAAATGCTCCAATACATCGCTGGCAACCACTACATCGAACAGCCGATCCTCAAAGAACTCTCCCAACCGGGTAATATTCACGTTGTAGAACTCCATGCCAGGGTAGCTCCCCCGCGCTTTCTTCAACTCCTCCTCATCAAAATCCACGCCCACCCGTATGGGAACTCCCGCGAACTGCGACAATATCCCACCTCCACCACATCCAACCTCCAACACTGACCCTACCCCTCTCCGCCTCACCATGCTTGCAGCTATTTCCGCAGGGGGAAGTTGCAACCGCCTCATCCCTCACCCCCTTCGTAGAAGTCCATATACAGTTTCACGATCAACTCCTCCCTGTACCTCTCCTTCACCCACTGCGCGGATACCAGCCCCAACTGCTCAAACAGTTTGTTGTTCCTGGCAAGTTCCTTGATGTAGTAACACACGAAGTCAATATTGGGGCAGTGTATAATGGGCGGGGCTTCCCCAAACACTCCCGCGTATGCACTCGCTGTTTCCGGCTCCAGGTGAGCCAGCAGCACCTGCCCCATCGCCATACTCTCCCACCCCCACATCCCGATAAACCCCTGGGTAAGGTTGTCGATGGAGATGTTGTACTTCTGCCTCTCCCGGTAACATTGTTCCTTTGGTACATTGTCAAAGAACCTGTGCTCCACCCCCTGGTATTCCAACTGCACTTTTATCCCTGGGTTTGTCCTACGAGAATCATACAGGCTTCCATAAACCCCAACCGCTACCCGCTTCCCGTATCCAGCCGTGTGCATCCTGATCCCGGCCATATCTAGTATGTTCGGCAACCACTTCGCCTGTATCGGAGCCAGCGGATCACACTTCAACAACCTCACCCCAATCCTCCTACACTCATCCTCCCACGCCTCATTATCATACTGCAACAACCCCCGGTGAAAATGCAGCACAAATACCTTGTTCCCCACGAACTTCTCAAACGGGTTATCCCCGCTGTAGATGTCCATCCCGGCATGGTGGGGATCAGGGCTACCCGGCCTATGCGTCCACATCCAGTTGCTGAAGTGGAGTACGTCGAAGTCCTCGGCCATCCTCACCACTTCCCCAACCTTCTTGAAGAACAAATCCGCGTGGGGCGCCGCCACCGTGGGCCGATACGATGCCACCCTTGCCTCCCAGCCTGGTTGCCGGTTGATGGCATTCCTCAGATTCCACGCAACCCCGGCGCAGTCAAACTCAAGATTTATCAGGAGTACCCGCACCCGGTCTCCTTTTAATATGGTAAGTGTACCACTTCATGTTGTGTTGTGGGAAATCCCCACCCCAGTATACCCCTACGATTCTCCCCTCGGTATACCCCACAATCCGCTCCACGTCCCCCAAGGTACGCCGCACCCATCCTACCTTGAGATAGCGGAGGATAGGCTGGTTCATCCTAGCCTCCGCACCACTGGGTGTGTGAAGGAATGTGGGAATCTGGATAGCCATCACCCCATCCTCCACCAATCCCAACACACCATGCTTGATGTGGGAAAACAAGGTTACATCATCCACATGCTGTGCCACCAGTAACTCCGTAATCAGATTGTAGGTATTCTCCGGCAGAACCTCCGGGTCTGTGTAGAAGTTATCCACAATCCCCTTCACTGTTTCCCCAGCAACTGGTACAATATCCAACGCATCCAACCGCACCACCCTATCTCTTACTCACCGCTCAAACAGCCCCAACCCTATTCCAATATTCAACAACTGTTTCGCCTTTGGGAGAAGTTCCTGGATAAACAAGTGGCCTTCCACCGACTCACAACACCCGGTGAGATAGACTATGTCCATCTTCTTGTGTGCTGTTTCCCAGAAATCGTACAAAGATGTATTCATCCCATCCCTCTCCTCTTTTTGGCATTCCTCACCGTCCACAAATCCCACTTTCCCGGACCTGCTACCATCCTGGTGAGGTTCGCGTTGTGCCGCCTTCCCCAACTCAAAGTATCCGGGAGAAACCCGAACTTTGCCCCAACCTCCTCCGCCCGGAAGAAGAAGTCCGCATCCTCACACGGTTCCGCCTGGAACTCCCCCACTTTCTCCCTCACCCATCTCCGCCAAATCCATGTCAATCCATAGTAATACCCAGGTGAAGCGAGGGCTTTGTTTGGTGCATAGTTCTGGTCTACCTCATCCCACAGGTTCTTCCTCGCCAGCTCCACCAACCCCGTGACATCCATCACCCCCAGCTCCCCATTGGTATAAACCACATCCACCTCCGGGTGGGTATCCATGAACCTTATCATTCTCTCCCATGCCACCGCGTACAGGACGTTGTCACTGGCCCACCACGTCTCCAACTCCCCCTCACACCACGCAAACCCCGTGTTCAACGCCCTCCCCGCACCCTTCCCGTTCTCCTCCCTGCGCACATACCTCACCCTCTTGTCCCTGGTGTACTCCCGGCAAATCCCCTCTGTATCATCCGTACTGGCATCATCAACAATAACCATCCCCCAATCCCGGAACGTCTGCCCTAGCACCGAAACCACCGCCTCGCGCAGAAACATCCCCTGGTTATACGTGGGCATCACCACGGCCAGTCTGTTTGTGATTTTGTTCATGACCACACCCGCATAATCCTACTTGCTTGGAACTCCTCGATCACCGGTTTCTCCAACCCCGTCATCAAATCCATCACGGCGCAGTAGGTATCCGGCAACACCTCCACCTTCAACCTCTTTTCCTCCGGCCAGTCTTCAATGAGATGCTGGAGTGTGAGTTGTTCAAACTTGATAGGCTCCCTATCAACAGCCGCAACCCACGCATCCAGCAAATCCACCACTCTATCATTATACCGCACCAACATGGTGGCCCCTAGAAGCTCCCGTTGCTTTCTCCTTCCTCCCGTGTACTTGGCCCAATCACACACCACCACCCCCACATCCCCCTCAAAGTTATCGAAGAGGCTGGGGTACACCTGAACCGCAGAGTCCGCATCCAGCCACACCAAATCCCGCTTCTTCTCAGCCAGCTTGTCCCGGATGAACCTCGCTTTGTACTGGGCATTCTTCAACCAGTTCCCCCTTCCCAAAATCCCACTCACCTCCACCTCGAACCCGAATCTCCGCACGCTGGCCTCCATCTCCTTCGCCATACGTGCATATTCGGGGTTGGTGTAGAAACTTATCACTAGGGGTTTTCGCAGGGGTTCAACATCTACCTCTCCCAACACCACCTTCTGAAACACATTCAACCCTGAATCTGGGTTCAAATTCACCACCCTGGGAATGAACCCGGTCATCTCCCCCTTCCTGCTCTCGAAGTTCTCGATAAACCGGTTGTACACCGTGGGCTTCTGTCCATCGTTGGGGTATCCATCATGCCACCATACTTTATGTTCCTTGTCCGACTTGGGAGGGTTCATATCATACCCCAGCAGGTATATGGGGTCCGCCCCCAGGCAGAGTGCCAGGTTCACCGCCGCAAATCCCCCATGCGTCCCCCAATCCATCCCCCCTGCAATATCTCCCCCCACTTTCTTCCCCGGAACCGCAGGCAGGAAGTAACACTCATCGGGGGGTATCATGTTCTCACTCTTGCTGAACATCGCCCAGCACTTCACCCCCCGGTACTGGTCGAACCCATCCCTCGCCGTCTCCCCCAGCTCACCCCCAACAATCCACCCCCACAGCCTCTGATCCATTGCCAGCAGCACCGTGGGGTCGCATATCTCGTATGCCCTGTTTATCCCAATCACCAACTCCCCCCGCAGGAACCCCAAATCCACTCCCTTGAGGGATGGCCCCCCTGCCACGATCCAACACCGGTGTCCCTTCCACGAACCCTGCGGTAACACCGTGTGGAGCAATCGTACCTTATCCTCCCG